GGCAGAGCCATGCGTCATGACCTTAGTTTTGATGCAGATGTCGATGACTCTACAGGTCTGACAACCACGAGCAATCCATACCTTCGTTGCATCGAACTGGCGAGGGCAAGACAGACGGACTTGGAAGACGAGTTCCGGCGTATGAGCAATCCGAATATGTATTTCTCTTTGCTACGTCAGATAGACGAGAACATAAAGATATACAAAAAGGAGAACGAGAAGTTTGACTTCGCAGATATGCTTTATCTTTTTGCAAAGGGCGAGGGAGTTCCTCCAGAGATCGATGCGTTGATTGTCGATGAGGCACAAGATCTTACGTCACTACAGTGGGCCGTGGTTCGGCGGCTCAAGCAACCGGCATACCGTGTCTACTATGCAGGAGATGATGACCAAGCTATTCATAAATGGGCGGGTGTCGAAGTCTCAGAATTTATTGACTGCACAAACAGCAAGGTAGTTTTAAATCAAAGCTATCGTGTCCCTCGAAAGGTGCACTCTCTTGCAGAGTCTATCGTTTGTCGGATCAAAGACAGATACCAGAAGTCTTGGAGCCCTAAAGAAGAAGAGGGCAGCGTGTCTTTCAACCACAACATATGGGACCTGGATTTGTCTCAGGGCTCATGGACCATCATGGGCAGAACAAACAAACTCCTACAGCCCATCATGAAAGAGTTAAGCGAGAACGGCTATCTGTATGAAGATAGCAACGGCAACACGAATATATCACAGTCTATTCTTACAGCTAAAGCTACCTGGGAAGATCTTGTTGCTGGCCGTGCTGTAAACCTAAACGTGATACGTGAACTGTTCGAACAGATGCCAAAGAACAATAAAATACTGAAACGAGGGGCGGCTGTTTATCTTGATACGTTAGATCCTGAGATACCACACACGATAGATACGTTGCAGCAGAACGATAAGTTTTTGGCTACGCCTGACATGCCGTGGTTTGAGGTCATCAAAGGTGTGAACAACGATACTCGTGCAAAGTTCGAGGCAGTATTACGTAGGGAGGGATCAAAGGGTCTGTCAGATCCTCGCATAAAAGTTTCAACTATACATCGAATGAAAGGTGGAGAGGACGACAACATTATTCTGTTAAGCGATACGTCATACGCGGCAAGCAAACACGGTGACATCGATGATGAGCGACGTGTGTTCTATACCGGTGTGACCAGAGCAAAACAAAACCTTCATATCATAGAACCTCAAACAAGGGTTTACTTTCAGGAGTTAATGCTATGAAAAAAATTATTCTTGTTTTCCCGACTGAGGGGACTCTTCACATAGCCATTGACGGAGAGTCGTACCAGAAAGAGATGACAGCAATGGATATGGTTCAACTAGCAAACCAGCTTCTTACAAAGGCATCCAGTATGATGTACCTAGAACAACGAAAGAACGAAGATGACAGCTAACTACGAGTTCAACTTTTCCTACGATACGACATGGCAACCGCCTGACGTTTTTCCTGACTTAACCAACAGCAAAAACATGGCCATAGATCTTGAGACCTGTGACCCAAACATTAAGACACGTGGCCCCGGTTGGCCGTACAAGGACGGATACATTGTAGGGTTTGCCATCGCTGCCGGTGACTTTGCGGGATACTATCCGATCGCTCACGCTGGTGGTGGCAACATCGACAAGAACATCGTTCTACGGTGGGTTAAGAAACAGCTTGCTACCCCTGACATACCCAAGATTATGCATAACGCTATGTATGATGCGGGTTGGTTACAGACAGAGGGTATCGAGGTTCAAGGTAAGATTATCGATACGATGATTGCCGCGCCTCTTGTGGACGAGAACCGGTTCTCATACTCGCTTGATTCTTTGGGCAAGCACTACCTTGACATGCGTAAAGATGAAAGGACACTGAGAGAAAGAGCGTCAGAGTTCGGGTTCGATGCCAAAGCCGATCTGTGGCGTATGCCATCACAGTTTGTTGGGGAATATGCTGAGATGGATGCCGTGCTAACATTACGTTTGTGGGAGCATTTAAGTGCGATAATCAACAAAGAAGAACTGACATCAGTTTTTGAACTAGAGACAGGGCTGATCCCTGTCGTATTGGAGATGCGCCGCCGGGGGGTACGTATTGATCTGGATGTCGCAGAACAGGCAAAGGACAAACTAAATTCTTCCTACAACAACCTGTGGCAGGAGATATACAAAGAAACAAACGTAGAGCTTGAGCCGTGGGCAGCGGTCTCTGTTGCACAGGTCTTTGACAGTTTGGACTTGCACTACAACAGAACTAAAACAGACCAACCCTCTTTTACAAAATCGTTTTTGAATGAACACTCACATCCGATCGCCAAGAAGATCGTGCGTTTGAGAGAGTTGGATAAGGCGAAGAGCACCTTTATCGAGACAATCTTAAACTACGAACACAAGGGCAGAATACATGCAGAGTTTCATGCCTTGAGATCAGACGATGGGGGGACAGTAACTGGCCGGTTCTCGTCATCTCATCCCAACCTACAACAGATGCCAGCACGTGACCCTGAGATTAAAAAACTTATACGAGGGTTGTTCTTACCCGAAGAAGGAGAGAAGTGGGGTAGCTTCGATTACTCGTCTCAGGAGCCACGGTTGTTGGTGCATTTTTGCGGATCTTTGCCGGACAAGTTTCGGCATCCTAAGATAGAGGGTGTTTTACAAGAATATAACGAGGGTGACCCTGACTTTCATCAGATGGTAGCAGATATGGCCGACATCAGCCGTAAAGATGCCAAGACGGTCAATCTTGGAATTATGTACGGTATGGGCCAAAAAAAGCTAGCTGGCGTTCTAGGGGTCAGTGTGGACGAAGCAAAGGAACTTCTAAATCAATACCACGTCAAGGTGCCTTTCGTTAAGGACATCGCTGATATTGCCATGAAACAGGGACAATATGCCGGTCAGGTGCGGACCATACTTGGCAGGCGTTGTCGGTTCGATATGTGGGAGCCAAAATCGTACCAGTATAACAAGCCTATGAACTTCGATAACGCGATTAAGACTTATGGTGGTAAGGGTATGATTAGACGTGCCTTCACATACAAGGCATTGAACAGATTGATACAGGGGTCCGCCGCTGACCAGACCAAAAAGGCTATGCTTGAATGCTACAAAGCTGGATATCAACCGCTGTTACAGGTGCATGACGAACTGTGCTTTAGTCTCAAAGAAGGAGAGCAAAAGGACATCGCTAGGATTATGGAAACCTGTGTGGAACTGTTAGTTCCGTCCAAGGTTGATGTAGCTATAGCCGATAACTGGGGAGATGTGGACTAGAAGTCGTTGCCAGTACGCATCATCTCACTAAGTGTATGAGCCCGTCTGCCTACCTGACGAGCCCACTTCGAATCTAAAAGCTCGTTTGCGGCTTGATCCCACATCTGTTGTTTCATGTACGAAATGGACTTCTTAAACCCAGAGAACCGTGGCATGCCCAGGTTAAACACAAGGTCGCACAACACACGCTGCCGTACCTCGTCAAGATCTCTCCACCAAGGCATCACTTTATCAAGTTCATCGACAACGATGTCGATGTCGTTACTTAACAGGTAGTCTATTTCATCATCCGACAGTCCTCGATCACGTAGGTTACGGCCCACCCCGATCGTGGGTATGCCCTCACTGTCGTTGTATACGGTTTTCTCAACGCCTTCGTGAATACGAAGCTGGTCTATTAATCTGTTTCTATCCATTATTGCTGTCCAAAAGTGCCACGTGTAACAGGGTTAGGCACCAGTATAGGGTTGACATTGGTCCGTGGACCGGGTGGCGGTTGTGTTTGAATCGGAGCCGGTGGTGGTGGGGGTGGTGGCATCCGGTTACGAGGACGCTCTATCGGAGCCGATTGTGCAGGAGAAGGCGTAAAAAATTCCTTAACACCTTCAAAAGCTCTTCTTGCAACACTTTCAGGTTGCTTAAAAGCATCTTCATTAATTAATTTCCTACCGGTAAACTCTCTTTCTATTGCTCTTAAACGTCTTGTATTCACCGTAAAACCAAGTTTTTCTTTTTGTTCTCGGATCAATTTAAGTGTATCGCGTGTAATAGCAGGAGGAGGATCGAATTTATTGTTTAAGATTGATCTAAACCCTGGAGTTCTTGCCTTCTTTAATGTTCGAGCTATCGCTGACTCTTTAACACCCCATGTTCTAGCCGCCTGAACATCTGTAGCCAGTTGTTGTGCGCTTTTATATGTGTTCTCCAAAGACTGCCTATACTCAGCTTCTAGTCTTTCTTGAGTAAGTTGGCCACCCCCTGCCCTAATAAGGGAGGATCTCCTAGGAGCTTGTTGTCTATACCCTTTAGAATACTCTCTGCCAGAAAAAGAAAGCCCAGTCAGCCAACTATAAGTTTGCTCTTTAGCACCGGTTAACGCACCGGCCAGTTGTTCAGATAACACCATAGGCTTATCGTACTTACCGCCTTGCTTTTTTATTGCACTATTTATCGCACCCGGTTCAAGACCAACATTTAAAGTATTTTCGGGCTTGTACGCAGGCTTTACAAATAGATCAAGGGTGGTGGGGCTTAGTGTTCTTGATAAATGGAGAGCTCCTTTAGCTAGTATCTCCCCCATGGAATCATTGTCTTTGTAAATCGTGCGACCTTCCTTTGTACGACCTCCTCTAAAGGTAAGATCTACAAGACCCTCTGTTATGATAGCCTCTTCGGTAAAAGGCGAGAACAACTCGTCTCCTGCTCCAGAAAACGCATCAAAAACAGTTTTACCAATATTCTCTTCTTTAATTCGTCCTTCATTAAATTCACGAATAATTCTTTCAACAACTCTTCTCAGGGGATCAAGAGGTAAAGAAAAAGAAAGATCGACAAACTTTAATTCAACATCGCCGTTCGGTTTTTTAGTAACTTTAGTAGGCATTTTGGTGGTGCCCTTAGACCAAGGGGCATCGGTCCCACTTGCCTGTAACGCTCTCATCTGTTCTTCACTAACACCGGTTGCCAACTTGCCTGTCTCATACAAAGTCTGAGGCACGACATATAAAGCGGTTGTAAGCCCTATCAGACGTTGTGTGCCTATACGTCTTAAAGTGGCGTTGTTTGTCTTTTTACCTTTAGCAATTTCATCCAGCCCTAGTTTTAATGTATTAGCAGTATTACGTATTATTTCTGCTTGATAAGAAACAAAGCTGCCTAAGGGAGCGGCACGTAAAACGCCAGCAGCTTGAACAACCCGTGGATATGTGGGCATAATATTCTTAACGTTTTCTGCGGCTAATTCTTCTATTTTACCGATTGAAAGAGTGGGGAAAGCCTGTTGGTACTTAGCTCTTTCCGCTCTAAATTGAGCAATCTTAAACAGATCATCAGATGAACGGTAAACATTTTCTGCAAATTTAAGTATGTTAGCAGAGGATTTGTTTAGGGCATTATATAATTTACCGGCACCAAAATTTCTTTCAAGGTTAGCCGCTATTTCGTTTGCTTGAACGCTGGTGCCAAGAAGTCCTAACTCTTGACTTCGCTTTACATCTCTGATTGCGTTAAGGTATTCTTCTCCTTGTTGCGTGACTAAGGGAACTTGTTCTTCTCCTATTTTTCTAGACCCTGTCTTTACCCCCTGAGAGTCAAGAACATCCTCAAAAATATCACGAGTCTCAGTTTGAATTCGTCCAGATTCGTCAAGTTGAAACAGTTTCTTGAGATCTCTTCCGCTAAGTTTTTTTGCTAAAAAGTCAGGACCTATGGATGCGTTGTTGCGAAGAGTTGTACCTAACAAAGACGCCGCTTCTAGCACATCCTGACCGGGACCAACATTGCCTTGCATCATCATGAAGATTGGACCGGAACCAAAATTTCGAATTTGAGTTGGAACCGATAAAACAGTTTTTGCAAATTGTGATGCGCCTTTCAAACGACCAAATGTGTTGAGGTATATTCCCCCTATACTGGTGCCACCACGAAAAGATGTGCGTTGAAGGGCTCTAGCAATCTCTGGATCAACAAAAAATCCTTTGCCTTGATTTCCAGTTCCTAGAACTCCAAATTTCGAACCTTCCATTCGAACAAATTCATCGTTGGTGACCGCACTTCTTTTCGGAACCGTTGAAACTGTTCCATCATCTAGACCAGATCTAACAAAATTTCGATAAAAGTTATCTGATGCAATTAAATTACCCATCTTCTTAACGGTGCTAGCATACCTAACACTCGGATCAGTGACTTCTCCTAAGACTTTAGACATGAGATTAGGAACAGGATCATCTTTTATTCTACGAGGTTGCAATATCCCTGTGTTTATACGAACCTTCGGAACAAGAACTCCTCCAGCCACACCCTTATCAACAGAACTTTTTGTTGTTAAATCTGTTCCAATCTCACGAGCATATTGCTCTACTCGTTCTCTCGCTTCTTTTAAAGGCATATCCGCGCTCTTTGAAAGATCTTTGGATAATTTATTTAATTCGCTTTCGGGTAAGAGAAAATCTCTTTCTTCAACCTTTCTATAAACACGAGTTAAGTAACGACCCATTTGGTCTTGAACTATATCCCTGATGCTGTCCGTATTTTCAATGTCAGAGATTTTGTCGTCTAAAATACTAGGTATTCTAGATTCAGTGCGAACGATCTCCGCCGCTTTCTGTAAGTCATCAGAGATTTTTTGACCGCTTTCTTGTGCGGTTTTGATTTGTTTCTCAAGTCCATCCGCAATAACACTAGCTTTTTTAGCATAATTTCTTTGAAAAGAATCTACGTCTAACAGCTTTTGACTAAGATTATCAACTTGAAGTCTTGCCGACATAACAGGAGCGCGAAGACGTTCAGGCAAAGCATCAATCGCATCAGAAGCAGCCGTCTCTTTAACTTTAATTAATTGACTTTTTTTATTCTCAAGGGCTCTTTCTAAATTTGGAGATGTGCCATCTCTAAGTATCTTACCCTCAATAGCACGTATGCTTGATTCAACTTCCGATATAGCGCGACTACCACCGGTTAAAGCATCACTAACTTGATCAACAAGATCTTGATTAGCTGTCTTTGTACGGGTAGAGAATATTGCAAGAAGAGGCTTTTGCAGTTTTGCTAGCTCCCTCTCAAGCTCGATTAAATTTCCACTAAGTTCCTCATTAACTGTTTTTGCCTGTGCCTGCGCTAATTCTACGTTTTGAAAAGTTTCTGGAGTAAGTTTTCCTCTAACACGTAAGTTACTTAGAATATAATTATCTAATCCTTTGACAAAGCGATTATCCGAAAACTGAGCCTCATCAACTCCCTTAGAAACCTTTTCAACTATATTTTGAAGAGGCACCGCTAAAGGAGTAACAACAGGTTCAGCGATTCGAGAAAGGCCCTCAAAACCTTTTTTTGCGGCAGTCCCAGTTAGCTTTAGGGCTTGCCCTACAACAGGTGCAGCAATTGCTGCCTCCGTGCCAATCTTCGCTTTATTTAACAAAGTGGCCGCAGCTTGTTCTCTTCCACTCATGGACTCCTTAATTTCAGTCGTCTTCGTAGGACCAACATCAAGAACATCACCGATACTTGATGTTCCACTTGGGGAGACAACCGCATCGGTTAAGCCAATACCAAATAAGGCTCCAGCACCTTTTACGGCTTTAGGTAAAGCGGTTACTCCAAGTCTTACTGCTAGAGCGGTGCCAGCGGCAGCACCAACAGGTATTGCCGCTATTCCAGGAAGAACATAGTTGCCGATAATTTCACCAACTTGACCGGCAAAGGTCTTCGGCTCAAGGTTATATTCTTTTTTAGTATCCTCAAAACCAGCAGCAACATCTTGTGTGTATTTAGTGTCCGCAACAAGATCGGCGGTTGAGGTAAAAAGTTCCGCGATCCCTTGTGTGGCCCCAACAAGTCCTCTGGTCAACCCAACACCAAAGTCACCAAAAAGGTTTACGTCCTCTTCTGATTTGGGTTCGGCTTGAGTAGGTTCGACTTGTTCCGAAGGTTCGGCTTGATCATCAGTTTTTTGTTCACCTAAAAGATTAGGGTTTTGCTTTAGATAATCGTCAACCGTTTCACGAGCAACACTCTCATCGTCAGTGTCTACCTCGATAAACTTACCCGGAGCAACTTGAACTCTTACCATCTTATTATTTTTTATCTTTGTTTCGTTCTTTTCTAAGGTTGTCTGCTCGTGTCTTCATTGTGTTATATAATTCTTCTAATCTTGGATTACCCGGCATAGCCGCTTTAATAATATCTCCTACTGTTTCAAACTTCTGAATGGCATCATCATTAGGATTCTCCCTTAATAGGTTTGTAACAAAACCTAACGTCTTTATAGTCTCACTGGTTCGTGTTTGTGGTTGAAGCGCACTCTTATAACTTGATAATCGTTCTCTACCCGCTGCAACAGATTCTGGATTTTCAGAATCAAAAGGTATTACAAATGACTCAAAGTTAGGACCAAAACGTCTTACTGCTTTATTGAAACTTTCTAGATCATCTGAACCAGCAGCCGCTCTAATAATCTTTAATTTGTCTGATGTATCAGGTATGTTTTTAATTTGTTGTTGAAGTAATGCAGACAACCCAGTATTAACAAGTCTATTTGTGTTTGTTCTTTGTGCCCTTTTATCATCAGCGGCTGCAGAGATCTCTGCCTTCATAACACCAAATTTTGTGTTTATTAGGCTAAGTCTTCGTGCTGTATCAGCAGCCTCTGCTTCAAGAGCTTTTCCTGTAACAAGTTTAGTTCTTTCTAATCGTTCTTTTTTTCTTTTCTCTTCTTCTTTAATTAAAAGTTTTGTGCCCTGACCTAGACCCTCCACTATGTTTTGTAGGGCATTTGGACTTTTTCCTGAGCCAATTAAAAACCCAATCATCGCTATGTTATAACCATTTATGGTTTTTTCTTTAGGCTTTTCATATCCAGCTTCGGTGAGTGCTTTATCTATATCTTTTACATATTCCTGTAGATTTTTCTTTTTAGGAATCTTTTCATCAATCATATTAACAAGTTTCTCAAAGGCATTTTGTTTTTCCTTTGAGCTAGCGTTTTCTATTCCGGCTACAGCCGATTCAGCTTTTACTAAATTCTCTCTCGCTTTAGTAACAAACTCCCCAAGATTTTCCGCCTTAATAATAGCAGAATCTCCCGCAGCTTGATTAACAACCTCAGTGCCAATCTGTGATGTTAGAGGAGGTCCGTCTTGTTTAGAAGGTTTCTTTTTTGGTTTTGGTGAGAGCCTCGTTAGAACTGACGCATCTGTTTGTGAAAAGTCATCCTCTTCTTCAAACTCTCGTTGAAGTCGAGCTTCCATTGCATCTCTTTGAGCTACAAACTCCGGTGTGATTTCAACTTTAGTAATCTCAGGCTTCCTAAAAGTGTCTCTATCAACATCTTGTCCTTGAAGAGCTAAAGGACTTTCTGGATCACGTTGTTTTTTCCGTTGTGGAAAGAGATTTCGATCAAATACTTGAGGATCAACGGGAGCTATAGTTTCATCGTCCACAATGAAATCAGGGGTGGGGGCACTTCTTCTAGGGACGAATTGCATATTACCAATATCTACAGCTGGGGCTGAAGTCTCATCGTCCACAATAAAATCAGGGACTTCAGGGACATTTAAATTCCTTGATAATCCCATGTCTTGTGCACGAACAGATCTAGGTGATGGGTCAACACCAAGGTTGCCTTGCCCTAATGGATTTAGGGCACCAACACTTGGAGAAGGCAATACGTTTGGAGAAGGCGATACATTGCCTGCACCAACTTGCAAATTAACAAGTCGTGAAGCTGTAGATCTAGGTAAACCTCCAAGATTAACTAATCGGTCCATAGCCTGTTGGACACTTAATATCCCACCACCTTGTTGAAACCCCTGCACCGGACCACCATTAGCCATGGCCATTGCTGTCTGTTGCAGTTCTGGACTAGAAGCAAGGATACCGCTAGGGAGCGTTTCTGCTTGAGCCATCATGTTCTGGCCCATTGCTGCCACTTGGTTGTTTAACTCTTCTCGTCTTACACCAGCGGCGACTTCAAGCTGTCTACGGGCCGCATCATTACGAATATTTCCTATTCCGTTTCTGATCATGGTGTTTTGCCCCCGAGTAGACCGCCAAGCAACGGTGTCTGACTTAACCCGTATAAGCCAAGACCGAGACCAGCAACCTGAGATGCCGTGCTAGGTGATGGTGTCTGCGATGTGGTTATCCGTTGTTGCGTGGACGGTACGCCACGGAATATGTCCGACTGGAACGACAATCGAGTAAACGGTTCTTGGAACTGTGCCATTTGGTTCCTAAAGTTTGCATCAAGCTCTGCTTGCCGCTGTGCCTGTTCAGCCCTGCCGACATTACCAAGTGCCGCGATATCACGTAAAGCGGCCTGTTGTGCAGTTTCACCAAGTGCCGCCTGTTGTAAACCAAGCCTACCGATACCTTGTCCTAATTGACCTATGCCCTGACCCAACTGACCGAAGATCTGCGCTCCACGTTGCTGTCTGTTTAACGCATCCTCAAAAGCCTTTTGAGATCGAGTGGCGGCTGCTTCAAAGCCTTGCCTTCTTAGATCGGCTGTTGTCCTGCTTAACTGATCAAGCAAATTTCTGTTTTGTTCTGTCTGAGCGACTGCGGCTCGTGAACCGCCAAAGGCTCCGCGCCCTGCCGCTTGTGCTCCTAACTGTGTGCCGAGTAAAGCACTAGCTCTTCGCGCATCTTCCTGTGCCTGTTGAACAACAGCGTCTTCAAAAGGGTTCATAAACTGTTGTATTTGTGAAGGATCGAATCGTGCATCGGTTCCTGCAAGAGAACCAATCCCTTGTCCAAAAGCACCAAGCCCCGTTCCAAAAGCACTAATTCCTGCCGCTGTAGTATCAGCGGCATCCGCAATGAAAGGATCGGCAATGCCTACACTTTCTCTCGTTAGATCAAAAGCCTGTTCCGTTGTGGGCGAAAATCCCGCAACGGCTCTATCTGGTAGGTCAGTTGCAGTTTCTGTTAGTGACCCCGTGGACGCTAACAGGTCTTTAAGAAATTCCTCTTGATACTCAGGAAGTACCGTTATGTCTTCGCGGCGGACTGTTTCAACCATTATGCTACCCTGTTCTCAAATTCTTTCATCATTCGATACATGGCGGCAGGACCACCGCCTCCCTTGACAGCATCCGCTGTCATGACAAATTCACCATCAGACAACAACGCTTGCTGAACCGGTTTACCGTTCTGTGTTATCATCGCAGGGATCATGTCGTCCTTAGGTCCACCGGGGCCTGTTATAAACCCACCCTCTTTGGCTGTCATAACACTTTTTGGTTGTGGGTTAGCGATCTTTTGCGACTCCATTAAGTCTTGCTGTTGCAAACGTGCTAGCTCCTCAGGTGTACTGAAAGACACACGTTTTCCATCAGACCCAAATATATAGACATCACCTTCAATCCTGCCTGCGGCCTTTGGACTTCCTTTATAGTTTGAAAGTCTTTCACCCGTGCCACCGCCTATTCCACTGACCGGAACAGCTTCAGGCTTAGAAAGGGCACTTGCCGCTATGGCTCCTGGAAGAAGTAAACCTTTTATTCCACCAAGACCACCGGCCTTTGTGGCTCCTGTGACTGTCGCGGTTGCAGCCTTCTCCGCCGCTTTGCCTGCAATACTCTCTCCAATTTTCTTGCCAAGACCGCCAATGCCAGCCTTACCTGTCGCTGTCACATCCGAAAAACCCAGTTTCTGACCAAGGGCGGCCCCTGCGGCTCCGGGTTGAAAGCCTCTTCCTCCGAGTAAAAAAGAGGTGCCTCCAGCTAAACCAGCACTAATCAATGCATCCTTAGGCTTCTTTCCCTCAAGCAGTGAACCAATTCCGGCACCCGCAGCAGCACCAAACGGTCCAGCAATACCACCTAAAATACCACCTATCGCTGATAAAAAACCCATAGCTACCCCTTACGTGATAGTCACTGTAACAGAACCTACAGCACCTGTGCCTACATTTCCAGAGACATGAGGATTATTGGCCCTGGATATCTTTAAAAACCCGTCGACTTCAAACACGGACCCAGTTTCGAGGCCCACGTCATTCGAACTAAGGTCGGTGAAAACCATAGTCGTATGTCGGCCTTCACCTGGTTGTTGTTGCTGATCAACAAAAAGCGAAAGCCCTCTAATTAAATCATTAAAATATGCTACCTGATATGACTCTGGTGGTACAGAGAATATCGGGGGGACAAGAGACCTACTACTCATCGCCTACCATCCGGTTGTATGTCCACACGTGAAGTTCCTAAACGCCATGTTACACCTTGGTTAGAGGTCTCTACACGAACGCCAACCGATCGACCTCGTAGACGTATATGGTTCTGTGTAGCTTCGTTGTTAACCGTTGTCGCCGTGGTTCGAACAAAACCCTTACCAGGAAAATCCTCCGCCTTTAACGTAAATGTCGCTGATCTATCAGCGGTTGAGGGCGAGTCAAGAAAGTCTATATCAGGCACCAACCGGCGTATGAAAGAGAACTGGTCTCCATCCCCTATTTCAACAGGGCTGGATTCGATGAAAGCTGACAGTGCAGAACCGTCATCGTCTTGACCGTTTTCATGATTGAACAGCAGATTTGTTGTGCCAGCGGCGATAGGAAACTCGTTAATGCCACGATCTATCCAAGCCGTTCTGGCTAAAGAACCGAAGTACCAGACCTTTTCATCGTAGTTATAGATTACATACTTGTCATTGATGCTAGCACTCGCTGATGGATAGAACCAGAAGATCTCACCAAACTCGCTGTTAACACCGGCAACTACCTGTTCACCCTGTGTATAGTTAAAGTCATCAAAGACTGTATCTCTGACTGTACAAGCAAGAGGTTTAAGGGAACCGTCATAGAGATAGAACCGACCATTACCCATCCAGAAAACCGCATCGTTTACGGCAACTGCCGCGTTAGGTCCTATGATCGTACTGCCTAATGAAATCTGGGTTAGACCAAAAATAAAAGGTGGTCCTATAAACTGTAATGAATGCACGGATGTATCCGTTAAGACGATGATCTCTCGCCTTGTTTCAACAGCGGTAACAATTTGTGATCCGGTTCCGACCAAAAGATCCCCAGCAGTGTTTGTAGCGGTAGGGTTCCAATCAAACGGATTCTCTTGAGAGGAAAACCTAATTAACAGTTTATCCTGTGTCGAGGATCCAAGAACATTTGTTCCGAAGGCAATAACATGACGATCACGATCCGAAACTATAATCTTTTTCGCGACTGTAGGGGCATTCGTGTCAAGAGTTGAAAGCTCGACGGCTCGTGTTGATAGGCCACCTGACCTATCCCAGTAGTAAATAGAGCCATCAACAATATTGAATATTAAATCTTCACCGAAATTGTCTTGCGTGAATATGCGGATGTTACCACCACCCGCAACGGTGGTTGCTGCTGAACCCCATGTACCACGGCCCCAAGTGCCTGCACCCCAACCTGTGCCTGGAACGACAGTGTCTATGCCTACACTAATCTGATATTTTGCAACAACGCTTCCTCCACCATTACCCGAATCGGAAGAGTTAGCGGCAACAGATGTTGTTATCGTATAGGTGTTCACTGTTGGAACAGTGACTATCTCATATTCTATGTTTAAGACAGCGGCGGTTATGTTACCACCTAACGTAGTGGCACCGCTAAAAGTTACAAAGTCGCCTACGATAGCCCCGTGACCACTATCTGTTACCGTAATAGTGGTTGATCCATTAGTAGCGGCAAAGGTAGCGGCGTTAGTTGTTGTTTTACGAATTGGTGTTATATCGTTAAAGGAACCACCTTCTTCGATGTAAAACTTCTTATGTGTGCCCACACCTAAAAACTTCGCGCCGTCTAACGCAACCCAAGCGTGTAGTGACCTACAGGTTCCTAGAAATGTTTTTAAGGAGAATTTAATCCAACCGCCAAGTTTTTCGGGAAAGCCAAATCTAAACCTAACTTTATCACAGTCTTTCCATCCACCCTCATTGGAATAGGATGTAAATTCTGTGTTAACACCGGGTTTAAATTTTAAACTTGAAAGAGGCATTAATCTTCCGCTTGTTTTACACTCTCAATAAGTTGATTAGTCATGACCGACAAAGCCGCATCAACT